TTAATTCACGCAAAAGAAACAAACACAAAAGAAGTTTGCGGCCTTATTTGCATTGTTAAAGGTAGAAAGAAATATTGGCCTTGTGAAAATATTGCAGATGATCCGACTGATGGTTTTTGCTTGTCACCCGATGATTGGATGAAAGCAGAAGACGCGGGGGAATTAGTCGGGGTCTTTCACTCTCACCCATTTGCTTCGCCGCAACCTAGCCAAGTAGATCTTTCAAGTTGTGAGCATTTAGGTTTACCGTTTTATATTGTTAACCCACAAACTGAACAGTGGCACGAATTTAAACCAACAGGATATAAAGCGCCGTTAATTGGTCGTCAATGGGCATGGGGTTCAAGTGATTGTTGGACTTTAGTCATTGATTATTTTGCTGAAAAAGGTTTAAAAGTCATGGATTGGAAAAGACCAAACAAGCCGGAAGAAATATTAACCAATGGCATATTTGAAAGATTAATACCGCGCAGTAATTTTGTTGAAATAGACGATAATAGAGAAATGCTACCGGGTGATTTGTTATTGATGAAATTTACCGGCCCTGATCCTGACCATGTTTCCATTTATATCGGTGAACAAATGGTTTTACATCACATGGCGGGGCGTTTAAGTTCTCGCGATTTATACAATCAGTTTTTGATTGATGCAACTGTTAGGAGGTATCGTCATGCTGCGTAAAATTAAAGTGTATGGAGCTTTAAAAAAGTTTCTTAATTGGGAGACAGGTACGTTTCTAGCTGATATTTCTAACGTTGCAGAGGTAGGGCGTTTTTTAGTTGCTAATTGGCCGGATATTGAGAAACACATGAAAGATCAACACTATAAAGTTTTTGTTGGTAATTACAATCTGGGAAAAGAAGAATTAAATTTTCCTATTGGTCAAACAGAAGAAATAAGGATTGTTCCGGTTGCTGTTGGTGCTAAAGGTTTCTTTAAAAGTGGAATCGGAAAAGTAGTAGCAGGTGCGGCTTTAATTGCAGCGCCTTATTTAGCGCCGGCTTTAGCAGGTACGGCCATAGGGGTAACAACATTAGGAGCAATTTCAACAGGTATAGGGGTTAGTCTTGCTTTAGGTGGCGTTTCTCAAATGCTGACGCCAACGCCAGACATTCCAACATTTAGCGGCGGGGATTCTGGTTTAGATCCGCAAAGTAACTATTCATTTAGTGGCGTTCAAAATGTGTCCCGTTCAGGTGTCCCCGTTAATTTAATTTTTGGGGAAATCTTCAGCGGTTCCGTTATTGTTAGCGCTGGGATTGATACCGTTCAAGTTAAAGGAACTGCCTAATGGTACTTTTCAATAGGGAGATTTTACATGCGGTTTCTCCGCTTTTAACTGACCCAACGTTACCGAAAGATGTACTTGGTTCAAAGCAATTTGCAACCTTTATTGAGGTATTAGGAGAAGGCGAGATTGAAGGCTTTCCAAGTGCGGCGGCTTATACAAAAGGAACAAATAATTATAATTTAGCGGCGTTAAAAGATGTTTACTTAAATAAAACTCAAATCCTTAAATCTTCGGCTGATGTAACCAACCTACAAGATACAGATTATAACTTTAGAGATGTAGAGTTCACACCGCGTTTTGGTACATCTAACCAAACATATATAGGTGGGGTAAATAATATTGAAACTGAATTTAATGTTGGAACTGCTGTTACTTATTCATCTTCTGTATCAAGGACTTTAACAAGCAATATTGACGCTGTTAGGGTAACTATTGGTGTTCCTAGATTACAGCAGTTTAATGATGACGGTACTATTTCAGGATTAACTACTTATGTCACAATTCAAATTACAGATAATAACGGAACAGTCGCAACGCCAATTAGTGATGATGCAATTAGTGGCAGAACTTCAAGCGCATATTTCAAAGATTATCTAATAAGTTTTAACGATGGTTCTCTCGTTCATCCTTTAACGGTCACAGTGAAAAGAACGGCGGCAGATAATACCGACCCAAAAAAACATGATGCTTTTAATTGGTCATCTTATACAGAAATTTTATTTGAACAAAGAGCATATGCAAATACGGCGCATGTTGCTTTAAGGTTTGATTCTGAGCAATTTCCACAAACCCCAAATCGTTCATATCGTGTTCGTGGATTAAAAATCCCTATACCGTCAAATGGGACAGTTGATTCAACAACGGGAGCTATTAGTTATTCAGGAAGTTGGAACGGATCATTTAAAACTGACCCTGAATGGACAACAGACCCCGCTTGGATACTCCATGAATTATTAGTTAATACTCGTTGGGGCTGTGGCGCTCATATCTCAGCCAGTCAACTTTCTAAATATGATTTTTATGCTGTTTCGCAATATTGCGGCGCAAGTGTTGATGATGGCAACGGAGGAACAGAACCAAGGTTTGCAATTAATGGAGTTGTACAGCAACAAGTCGACGCATATCGATTAATTAATGATCTTTGTTCTGTAATGCGTTGTATGCCCTTTTGGAGTACGGGCGCCTTAACGATTTCACAGGATTCACCAAAAGACGCAAGTTATCTATTCACGCTCGCCAACGTGGGAGAAGGTGGCTTTACTTATTCCGGTTCATCATTAAAGAGTCGTCATACCGTTGTTAATTGCGGTTATTTCGATATGGAAACGCAAGAGATAGATTATGAGGAGGTAGTTGATAGTATGGCCAAAACAAAATATGGCGCAGTTGTTAAACAGGTAAGGAGCCTTTTTTGCACATCACGAAATCAGGCGGCACGTTTAGGTCGTTGGCTTCTTTATACAGAACAAAATGAATCTGAAATTGTAAGTTTTACAATTGGATTATCAGCAGGCGTATTAATCAGACCCGGCGCAGTTATAGAGATTAGTGATCCTGTCAGGGCTGGTGTTCGGCGCGGTGGCTTAATTAAATCAGCAACTACAACAGTTATAACCGTAGATAACACTGACCAAACAGATCTACCAACAACAAACAATCCCACCCTTTCCGTTGTTCTTTCTGATGGTTCCGTTGAGACAAAAACAGTTAGTGGAATCGTAGGCGCAGCAATTACGGTTAGTTCTGCTTTTAGTTCAGCGCCAAATAGTAATTCAGTATGGATCTTGCAAAACGACACAGTACAGACAACCCAATGGCGCGTTTTAACAATTACAGAAGAAGAGGGTGTTAATTATGTTGTTACGGCGCTTCCTTATAACTCTGGAAAATACGCTTATGTAGAAGACGGTTCAACATTACCAACAAGAAATACAAGTGTTTTAAATACACCCCCTGATGCTCCCGGTTCTTTATCTGCTACTGAGCAATTTTATGAAGAAAATAATCAAGCAAAAGTAAAAATTATTGTTAGCTGGCAATCAGTCCCAAGAGCAAATAGTTATAGGGTTCAATGGAGAAAAGGCAGCGATAATTTTGTTTCTGCTGATGCTTTATCAAGACCTGATTATGAAATCCTTGATGCAACGGCGGGTGAATATGAAGTAAGGGTCTTTTCTATTAATGGCGTTGGGATTCCTTCTACTGTTCCTAGTGAATTAAGTTATACAGCCGTAGGAAAAACAGCAGTACCTAGCGCACCAACTAATCTTTTCTTTGAAGCAATCAACGCAAATACTGGAAGACTGACATGGGATCAAACAACCGACCTTGACGTGAAATTAGGCGGTAAATGTGTATTTAGGCATTCCAATAAAACCGATGGAACAGCAACATTTTCAAACGCTGTAACGCTTATCGCTGCAAAAGCTGGAAGTCAAACAGAAGCAACGATACCAATGGTAGAAGGTGAGATATTTTTAGCCTTTGAAGACTCAGGCGGCAGAATATCAAGTGCGACTTCAATTGTTATTGATCTTCCTGATCCTATTGGCGCTTTAGCTGTTCAAACAAGACGAGAAGATTCGGACTCGCCACCATTTCAAGGCACTAATTCTGATACCTATTACGAAGAAGATATAGATGCTTTAACGCTTCAGGGGACTTCAATGTTTGATACGGTTGCTGATGTTGACGCAATGGTTGATTTTGATATTTCAACAGGGGTTGATTCTGAGGGAACATATACCTTTGCAAACAAACTTGATTTAGGCGCTAAATTCTCACTTGATTTAAAACGTCATTTTGTCACTAGGGGATATTTACCTGCTGATGATTTCGACGCGGTGGCTGATGTTGACGCGATCAACGATTGGGATGGCGCGGCGGTATTAAATGTAGATGCAAGATTGTATTTAAGATCTACTGATGATGATCCGGCATCTGGCGGTGCTAGCTGGTCAGGTTGGAAAGAGTTTATTAATGGTACTTTTACAGGCCGAGGCTTTGATTTTAAAACGATTCTTACAAGTACTAATACAGATGAAAATATTCTTGTTGATGAGTTGGGTTATACGGCCACACTTCAAAGGAGACAAGAACAAAGCACCGGGGCGGTTGCATCTGGGGCAGGTAGTAAAACAGTTAATTTCGCTAAAAACTTCTTTACCGGAACTGGGAGTTTAGGTGGTACGAATGCTTACTTACCTTCGATTGGTATTAATGCGATGAATCTTGTAAGCGGTGACTATATCGAGATGGGAACGGTAACAGGTAGTTCTTTTGTTGTGACCTTTAAAAATTCAAGTAATGCCGCAGTTGATAGAAATTTCACTTGGTCGGCGGTAGGTTACGGCAAAGCAGTATAGAATAACGCTAATGATACGTATGAGTTAGAAAATGGCACAAGCTGATGGAGTAGTTGCAAACGGTACGGGTTCGGCTGTAAGAAGTGACATTAATACGCAATATGCCGCCTTATGGTCTAATCATTCGGGAAGTACTGAACCGAGTACGGGAAAAGTTGCTTATCAATTCTGGGCTGATACAAACACAAGCATTTTAAAAATAAGAAATAGCGCTAATAATGCATGGATTAATTTATTTACTTTAGCGGGTGGAATAGATGTTGATGCGGCATCAAATTTCAATGAAGATGTTACGTTTACTGGTGTTACGGCTGGTAGAAATGCTTTCTGGGATAAGTCACAAAATTCTTTAGAACTTGGTGATTATACATACTTAAAATTTGGATCTGATGAAGATCTTACTGTTTGGTCTAATGATACTTTATCGGCAATAAACAATAAGACTGGTGAGTTGAGAATACTATCAGGAAATAATGTAAGAATATTAAAAAGAAGTGATGCAGGTATTGGTTTTGCTGGACAAGTAGCAAATTTCAATATTGATGGAGCCGTAGAACTCTATTACGACGCTAGTAAGAAATTTGAGACTACTAGCACAGGTGTTCAAGTTACAGGAAATATAGATATTGACGGTAATATTGATGGTGCTGACGGTTCTAAAATAAAACTTGGGACTGGTGATGATCTACAAATCTACCATGATGGAACCCATTCTTACGTAGACAATACACGAGTTGGTGGATTTACTATTTTTAGAACTTCTGCGTCATCTGCAAACGATTTAGAACCTTTTTCAATTAGCAATGGGGGTAGGATGTATAATAATTGTGTAAGTGGTTCCACGGCTAATTTAACTTTAAAAAAAGGTGCTAGTGGTGCTAATGGCATTGATTTTTTCCAATGTAGAAGTGATGGTAATAGCCTGAGACTTCATATCGAAGGTGATGGAGATGTAGCCAATAATAATAATAGCTACACTGGAACTTCAGACGTTAAATTAAAAGAAAATATTGTTGATGCTTCTTCTCAGTGGGATGATATAAAAGCAATTAAAGTAAGAAATTTTAATTTTAAAGAATCTACAGGTTTTGGTACAGATAAGCATATTGGTGTAATTGCACAAGAAATAGAAACTGTAAGTGCTGGTCTTGTTAAAGAATCTATTGATAGAGATCCAGATACAAATGCAGATTTAGGAACTAAAACTAAATCAGTTAAATATTCGATCCTTTATATGAAAGCAGTAAAATGTTTACAAGAAGCAATGACAAAAATAGAAACATTAGAAACTAAAGTCGCCGCATTGGAGGCTAAATAAAATGTCAACACCTCAAGAGGAACTAATAGAAGTAAAAACTAGGCTTGATTCTAATATTGCTAAAGTTCAAGAAATACAGGGCAAAATTAAAAAGTTACAAGAAGAAGGGCAAGCTTTAACCCAACCAATCATGGAAGATCAAGGTGCTTTAAAAGTGCTTGAAAAACTAATTGGCGGCTCTGCTACTTAAAAGTATTAAACTATTCACAAAAGGTTTTTAAAATGGCTTATTCCTATAACTGGGAAATTAACGACACTGCAATGGTTGCAAACGTGTCAAATGGATTTGTGAAAACTTTGGTTTACAGAGTCAAAGGTATGGACGGAAGCACAGAAAAAGCAAGAGCAACAGGACAAGTTGAA